GTTTACATTGTATTCTATGTTTTGATTCATCTCTCATATGTGGATCATAGTTTCTAAAATCAAATTCTAATTCACCGCCTTTATATTCTGATCCATCTGTTAGCTGACAAGTCATAGATAATTTTCTAATTTTACCGTGATCTGATGTATTTGGTTTATCATAAGGTTTATCCCAGCTGTCACAATGCCAATCGTAATATTGATTTAATTTATATTTTGTAAATTGACAAGATTCAGATCTCTCCCAATCAAAATTCCAACCAGCGTTTCTATTAGCTTCGTGAACATATGGATGCAATTCTTTATATATCCAAGTGTCATTGAGCCACACTAAATCTGATTTTCTTTTTCTTTGTAGATTTTTGACTTCTTCTTTATTTAATTCTTTATCACCATAGCCACCAGTTCTAGCCATAACTTCTTTTTGTGCATTAGCATATTTAATAACTTCATCACAAAATTTTGGTGTCAATACACCACTAAAATACCAATAATAATTAGATATATTCATATGTTATAGTTTGCACAAAATTTAAACTATCCTTTTGATTATTGGTTAAGTAATACATATTAGTTGATGGAAACATTATGAACATATTATCTGTAAGTTTTATATCCCAAGATCTACCTTTACGTCTGTTATCTTCATAGTGTATTCTAACAAAACAATCTTTAACTTTAACACCATATAATAATGTAAAGTCTGGAGAGTTACGTAAATCCACTGGATCAATATTTAATAAAGGAACTGTAGTCTCACTGGGTTTATAGATACTACCCCACGTTTCTTTGTTAACTAAAGTAAAACCATAGTTTAAATTTATATGATCTCGCATATATGTATTTAACATATCAAATGTTCGTGAGAATGGAAAATTTTTGTTTTGAATTAATGATTGTAAGATGTCGCCTGATAATTTATCTCGGTCAATGTCCCAATCTTTGGGCATTGCCACATCACCATAATATAAAGCTTGTTCAGATAATACTTTCTTTTGCATACCACATACCTTTTTAATTTATGGTGTCATATCTGTCAAGTCCCAAGACTGGCCTTCTTCATCCCAGACATAAGACCATCTATGAGTTTGAGCTGTATTTTGCGATTCTTGTTCTTCAGTTAATGCAGGAGCATCACCTATTGGTGATTGCCAAGCAGCAGTTGTAGTATTTTTTACCCAAGAAGCATATGGTTTTTTAGGCCAAAAGATTTGATTATCTTCGTCCCACTCATAACCTATGCCTGCATAGTTTCCTCTAAAAGGTGTGCCACCTAATTTATGTGTATTGCCTGATGTATTGTAAGATGTTTGAATCCACATTTGTGCAGGCCAGTTGTTATGTGTTTCTAACCACTGTTGACCTACTGTTTCATCTTCAACACCATCAGCATTTAACATCTTATCGTTATCCATAGTTAACACTTGAATAACTTTTCCGTTAGCTCCGAGTTTTGCAAAATGTGCCATAATGTTTCTCCTTATATATTAATTTTAAAGTTCAGTAAATACATATTAATTTTGAAATTTGTATCTAATAACAACAATTCCTGAACCACCTGTTCCACCAACAGAGTTTGTGGCTATTCCACCTCCGCCACCACCACTATTTGTAGTTCCTGCATTTCCTGTAGTTGGACCAGCAGCTCCGTTTTTACCAGCACCTCCACCACCTTTTCCACCAGCACCTGCTGGTTGTGATCCACCCGCATAACCAGCTCCACCACCGCCACCACCAGCATAATATCTATAACTCCCACAAGGAACACCATTAGCGCCAAAAGCTAGAGGTAATCCACCTCCATCACCACCATAACCTCCATTTGAACCTTGAGCAGCTTGACCTGCACAAATAGCCCCACCGCCTCCAGCTGCACCCCAACCTGGAGTAGATGTTCCAACACCTGTTCCACCATCTTTGCCTTGTGCTGGAGTTACAGGTGGACTATTACCAGTTCCTGCTCCTCCACTGTTTGAACCCCCACCTCCAGAGCCACCACTTCCTCCTGCATTTTGACCACTGTCTGCTCCACCACCTCCACCACCTGCTGATGTTATGGTAGTTGTTCCTGCGAAAACTGAATTTACTCCTGCTGTCCCTCTTGTATTACTAGGTGGGCTAGCTGGTGAACCAGCACCTCCACCACCTACAGTAACTGGATATCCAGTTGCTGTTACGGGTAAAGCTGCCGGACCTGCTAGAGGTTTAGCTGGATAAGTTAAAGGTGCTAAAGTTGGTGCAGCAAATCTAAATCCACCTGCACCGCCACCTCCAGATCCAACGGCTCCAGGAGAACCTCCTGCAGCACCACCACCTCCTGCTACTACTAAATATTCTATTGTATTTGAACCTGCCGAATTACCAGCAGAACAAACTGTAAAAGTACCTGGTCCTGTAAATGTATGTGTTTTAAAATTACCACAAGGCGTGTTTGCTGCCGTCCCTCCCGTAGCTTGTATATATTGAGCTGTTGGTGCCTCTGATTGTAGTCCTGAATCTGTTACTAACCAACCTTGTGTTGAATCTATAAATACTAATGTAACCGCTAAACCTTCTGTTTGTAAAACTGCATTAACAGTTGAACCACCAATTTTGTCTGAACCATTTTGAACAAGTGTTAAATTACCTGTATCAAATGTATTTGCATAGTCTTTAAAACCAACAACTGCTCCTGCAGTTCCTGCAGGAAGATTGACGTTAAATCCTCCGCTTGTTGTATCAACAAAATATCCTTCGCCAGCTACTGCTGTAAAAGTTCCTGTTTTAACTGTTGTTTGCCAATTAACAGCACCGGTTGCTCCAAAACCATTTGCAGTTCCATTATTGGTAATTGTTACACCAGCAGGAATTGTGAATGTATCTCCACTATCCCCTAATGTAGTTGTACCACACGCTGTTCTTGGACTAATTTTATTTACTTTTATTTCACTCATAATTTACCTAATTTTGAAATTTATATCTTATCACAACTATTCCTGATCCTCCAGCGGCACCAGCTCCACCTTGACCGCCTCCACCACCGCCACCACCTGTGTTAGCTGTTCCAGCAGTTCCATCACTTGTTCCAGGAGCACCTGCTCCTCCACCACCTGTCCCACCTGCTGTGGCTCCGCCACCTCCAGGTTGTCCTGCACCACCTCCGCCACCACCTGCGTAATATTTAAATGAGCCACAAGTAACACCTGATGGACCCCAAGCTGTAGGAATAAATCCTCCACCTATACCACCATTACCACCACCTGCTGTTCCAGGTGATTGACTGCCTTCAGCCATAAATCCTCCACCACCTGAACCACCACCTAATGGACTTGGACTATTGATACCTCCACTAGTTCCCTGTTCTGGGCTTACAGGAGGTGTATTTCCTAGTCCTCGAGGACTAGGAGTTTGTCCTGCTCCACCACCAGATCCTCCAGGACCTTCTGGAGAGCCTGCTCCATCTTTACCACCACCTCCACCACCTGTTGATGTAATTGTGGTTGTTCCTGAAAATACTGAATCACTTCCTCTGCCAGCATCTGGTGCAACTGCACCTCCAGCTCCGATTGTTATTGGAAAACTTGATTGTGTAACTGGTTGAGATGATGTGCAACCTCTTGGGTTGGCTGGTGCTGGAGCGTTATTAAAAGTTCCATCAGAAAATCTTAATCCACCTGCTCCGCCTCCTCCACCATTATCTGAACCACCAGCACCACCAGCAGCAATTACTAGATAATCTATTGTATTTGATCCACCAGGAGTTCCTGCAGCACTTACACAAAATGCACCTGGACCTGTAAATGTATGAATTTTAAAATCACCACAAGTTGTAACAGTTCCACCAGATGCAACTACATAAGGACTTGTTCCTGTTTCAGTATCTTCTGCGTTTTGAACGTTAATCCAACCTTGTGTTGAGTCTACATAAACGAAAGTTGATGCCTGACCACTTACAGCTAACGCTCCATTTTGTGCTAGACCACCAATTAGTTGACCATTTCTATTTAGTGTTAATTCATTTGTACCAAAATTTCTTGCATAATCAGAAAAAGCTATAATACTTCCTGCTGATGGTGATGATGGAAAAGTTACAGTTACTATTCCACTTGATGTGTCTACAAAATAACCTTCACCATTTGCAGCTGTAAAATCTCCTGTTTTAATTGATCCTGTTTGCCAATTAACAGAACCTGATCTTCCAAAACCTGATTGAGTTGCGCCTGATGCAAGAGCCACAGTGCCACCACATCTACCGATTGTAACTGTTGAACCACAGACAACAACTGTATTACCAGATCCTGATCCTACAGTGGTTGTTGATCCACATTTTTTAATGATTGTTGAATCATCTGAAACTTTATTTATATTATCTACTTTAATTTTACTTGTCATAATTATTGAAACCTATACCTTATTATTACTATACCAGAGCCACCTGCGCCACCACCACCTACAGCATTATTATTTGGAGCCTGTGGACTATCAAAACTATTTCCACCACCTCCACCACCAGTGTTAGCTGTTCCATTGACTGCAACAACATAATCTGGATTATTATAACCTCCTAGTCCGCCACCACCTGATCCACCTGTTCCAGCTTTACAAGAACCAGCATCTACATTTTCACCATAAGCACCACCTCCGCCTCCACCAGCATAGTAAGTATCTGATCCATTGATATTAACCT